ATCCAAGTATATATTGAAAATGCTCAAAGAGGAACTTTTACTTGGAACCCAAGTGCGAATACTTGGTATAATGTTGTATACAGGAGGAGTGGTTCAACCAATTCATTATTTGTGAATGGAGTATTAACCGGATCAGAATTTACAGATCAAACTAATGCAAACCTTGCAACTGCTAACATGTGGTTGATGAGATCACAACATACTACTGGTCAGTTTACTAATGGAAAAATAGGACACTTTGCATTATACACAAGAGCTCTGGATGTAATAGAAATAGAATCAAATTATAGTATTATTACATCTCAATTTACTTAATTAATCTTGACACTCCTCTTCTTCAACCCTAACAAAGGTATTCTACACATAATTTAGACACTTGTCAAGATCTGTGTTATAATACATACAAATAAAATGAGACCTATGAATTTTATCGTATTTTCAAAACAAAATTGTCCTTATTGCTATAAGGTTAAACAAGTGTTAGAATTAACTGGTAATAAATTCGTAATCCAAACTCTTGACGAGGACTTTACAAAAGAAGATTTTTATGCTAAGTTTGGTGAAGGTTCTACTTTTCCTCAAGTAGTTTGTGATGATAAAAAATTGGGAGGGTGTGTTGATACAATCAAATTTCTCAGAGAGCAATCCGTCATCAAATCTTAACATAAATAAAAATAACGACCACAGAAATCGTGGTGTTGAATTTTTACTTAATGGAGGTAAAAAAAAGAAAGTCCAACCATTTCATATCATCTTCGAAAAGATGGTTTGCTTTCTAAGACGGGAGGTTACCATCTATTTCGAATTTTCCATCAAAACAAGGAAAAACAAGTAGTATCCTGGAGTAAGAACAATGTTAGCAGTTAGTTTAGTTTTTGGTTCATTTTTAACCGTTCTGTTTCTTATTGTAGGACTAATAGGTGGTTGGACTGCTAGAGAATATATGATGAACTATCGGGAAGTACCAAGACCTCACCCCGAAATGTTTGATAATCAGGGTAACCTGATTCCAGATGAGGTAATTGCATTTAACTTTGAAAACTATCATGACTACGACAACAACGAAGAAGAAGACAGCAACGAGTAAAACAGTATCACTCGAACTTCCAAAAAATCCTTTTGTTTTTGAAGTTTTAGATCTTGCCTCAAAGCAAAGAAGTAAAGCAAAGAAGGTTGAAGTTCTTAAAAAACATAGAGATAATGGTTTAGTTGCGGTTCTGATTTGGAACTTTGATGAAACTATTACTTCTATGCTTCCAGCAGGAGAAGTTCCTTATTCTGGTTTTGAGGATCAGGCAAAATCAAATGGTGGATTGACGACTAAGATTTCAGAAGAAGTTCGTAGAATGCACGAGACTGATTCTTTCTCTATGGGTTCGGGTGATAGGAACGGACATACTACAATCCGTAGAGAGTTCAAGAACTTTTATCACTTTCTGAAAGGTGGCAATCCTGGACTGAATGCAATTCGTCGTGAGACGATGTTTATTAATATTTTGGAAGGACTTCATCCACTTGAGGCAGAAATTATTTGCCTTGTAAAGGATAAGAAACTGACTGATAAGTATAAAATTACAAAAGAAATTGTCTCAGAGGCATATCCAGATATTACTTGGGGCAATAGAGGATAAGTATGAATCTTATGAAAATTTTATTTGAAAATTGTGATCCAGAAAGGGCAGATGATCGTGAACTGCCCAATAATTCATTCCTAGTTGAATATAAAGTTGATGAAGGTGCTTCCAGTTCGTATGATATTGCGGCAGCAGCAAAACAGTCTGAAATCTTTGATCACTACTATGATAAGTACAGAAAAGGTTTCGTGACTATGAATCAGACTGAGGGTAGGGTCAACCCCAAACTATATGGTGCAAAGGCACCCGAAACCAAAAAGCGAAAGTGATTTCAAAAAAGTCGCAAAAAAATCTCCGGAAAATTTTTGATTTGTAAGGTTTTTTTAAATTGTATCATAAGATACAACAATACTTGACTATATACTCTATAGGGTATATAATACCTGTACGTTCATCCAATGGTCTCACTACTATTGGCACTGACCTTAGCCCATCACGATCCGTCACCTTATGGGTGGCATATGTCTTGTGAAAGGTTCTTACAACTTAGAGTTGAAACTCAGATGAGGGACGACATCGATCAAAAGTCGAAGTGGAATCTCATACATTATTTCAAATCAAAAGTTGAAGGTCAATGTGATGGTGTGTTTACCTAGGACGCAAGTAAGTCGCGGAACGGAGCGTTCATCCCATGTTAGCTGAATTACTTCTGTATACCACACTCAGCTGCCAGCAAACCGATGCTCTCATGCTGAGAATTCGGGCAGATGACAATCTTGATGAAAAAATCAAGATTGAGTTGGTTGAGACCGTAAGGGACTCAGCACCAGAATGTGATTGGTACTGGGACGCAAACGACTAAAGGAACGGGCCTAAAAATCCAACTACTTTAGGAGTCACTACAATGAACACCTTAAATCTGATTAAGAAGCAGATCAACAAAGCATCTGCACTTCACGACGCACAAATCTCTCATACCGCATATCGTGGTGTTGAGTATGATGTGCATTGTGACCTCAACACAACCGATCTTCACGGTACTTTTTGCTACCGTGGACGCACTTACGTAAAGTGAGGCAATTATGCAAGCATTACAAGTAACAGCATTAGGTTCTATTTTTAGTGTTGCATTTATTGGGTTACTTTACGGAGAGATACTTCTTTTGCAAAAGAGGTAAATCATTTGGAAATAAGAGAGGGGTTTCATCCCCTCTTTTTTTATGTTATAATATGGTGAAATAATACAGTGTTATGGAGAAAGAAAGACTTAAACTAATTGTAAGAAATCTTGAATTGCTTGTAGATTCACTCAAGGCAGAAGTTTACTCTGATGTGGATGCATACGTCACTAAAGAATCTTCTTCGAGAGTGTTAGATTATGATGAGGTCTTTGAGGACGATGATGACTGATACAAAAAAAGCAAAAGAACTTGTAAAGTTGCTTGAGCGTTTAATCAAGCAAGATCATCTCTATAATGAAGAAAGAATTATTGAGATGAAGACGCAACTGCGTGCTATTAAGGAGCAGATTGCAGACATTGAAAAAGAAAACTCTAAAGGATTTGGAAAATGAATGTAAAATTGATTAGTGTCACTCCTGATGCAGAAAAGACAATGGCATACATTGCCCGTGTCTCAAATCCAAATAATCAGGAAAACCCAAACTTTGCAGGATTGCTTCGTTATTGCATCAACCATAAGCATTGGAGTGTGTTTGAGCAAGCAACAATGACTCTGGAAGTTGAAACTACCAGAGGACTGTCACCTCAAATTTTGAGGCACGTTTCATTCCGATATCAAGAATTCTCACAACGATATGCAGATTCTTCTCTACTCGATGAGAGCATTCCCATGTTTGATTTACGCCGACAAGATACAAAGAATCGTCAAAACTCTATTGATGATATTGATCCATTTGTGAAGCAAGAGTTTGAAATCAAAATTCGGAAGTACTTTGATGGTGGAATGAAACTCTACAAAGAGATGCTTGATGCTGGTATTGCAAAGGAATGTGCCCGTTTTGTGCTTCCACTCGCAACACCCACAAGAATGTATATGACGGGATCAGTTCGTTCATGGATTCATTACATTGATTTACGTTCTGCTAATGGCACCCAAAAAGAACACATGGATATTGCAGAAGCATGTAAAAAGATTTTTGTAGAACAATTCCCGACTTGTGCAGAAGCCTTGGAGTGGGTCTAAATAAATTCATATCATTTAGGAGGTGAAAATTTTGGCAACATATCCCGTAGTTCATAAAGAAACTGGTGAACAAAAAGAAGTAGTTTTGAGTGTTTATGAATGGCCTCAATGGTGTAAAGACAATCCTGATTGGCACAGAGATTGGTCGGATCCATCAACTTGTCCCCAACCTGCCGAAGTTGGAGAATGGAGGGACAAACTCGTAAATAAGCATCCGGGATGGAACGAAGTCCTTGATAAGGCATCTAAGGCACCTAAAGCAAACGTCAAAAAAATCTAGAATGGCAAGAAGAAAAAGAGCATCTGCAAATGATCAACCAATTGGAGTTGGTTTGACTGCAAAACAAATGAAAAAGAAAAAACCCATCAATTCGGGTTATTTGATTGATATTGATCCTCTTAATGATAATCAAAAAAGATTATTTGATTCATATGCAGAACAAAAGCACTTAGTTGCATATGGATGTGCCGGAACAGGAAAGACCTTTGTCACCCTCTACAATGCATTAAAGGATGTATTAAGTGAATATACTCCTTACGAGAAAATATACCTTGTCAGATCTCTTGTATCGACTAGAGAGATTGGTTTTCTACCTGGATCTCATGAGGATAAAGCTGACATTTATCAAATTCCATACAAAAATATGGTGAAGTACATGTTTCAGTTTTCTAATGATGCTGAGTTTGAAATGCTTTATGGTAATCTAAAGGCACAGGAAACAATCAAGTTTTGGAGCACATCTTTTCTTCGTGGAACCACACTTGACAATGCAATTGTTATTGTTGATGAATTTCAAAATCTGAACTTTCATGAACTTGATAGTATTATCACTCGTGTTGGTGAAAATACCAAGATTTGTTTCTGTGGTGATGCTCGTCAGTCTGATCTGAACAAGGCAAATGAAAGAAATGGTATTGTAGACTTTATGAACGTCTTGCGTAAAATGCCATCATTTGATATAATCGAATTTGGGATTGATGATATTGTTCGTTCTGGTCTTGTCAAAGAATATCTCACTGCAAAAATGGAATCAGGTTTTTAATGTTTAATCATGTTGATCTAGACCTCCCTAATCTTGAAAGAGAGACTATTGATGGGGTCCGTTATTATAAAGTTCCAAATGAAGATGAACTCCTAAAACTGGTCTCCATCACTTCGGTGACCAGTCATTATAAAAAGGATACATTTGTAAAGTGGAGGCAGAGAGTTGGTGTAGAGGAGGCAGACCGTATCACCAAACGTGCCACAACCCGTGGTACTGACTATCACACTTTAGTTGAGCACCTTCTAAAGAATGATGATCTTCCTGAGGTTCCACCGATTTCTGATTTTCTGTTTAAAATCTCTAAAAAAGTTCTAAAAAATATAAATAATATATACGCACTTGAAAGTTCGCTATATAGTAAGCAGTTAGGAGT